GCCCACTACTGTCCTCGCCAACCCCAGCCAAGCATGCTTGTCCGGGGCCTCGTGTACAGCCGAACCGAAAAAGGCTCCTTCAACTCAAAAGTCGAAGTGCCTTGGATATTAACATCCTCTATATCTCTCCCACTAAGAGGCGACAGGTCGCTACTCTCGGCGAAAAACCGAAGCAGCATCGACCAGCCGTCGATAGTCTGAGAGACGGATGGGCTCCGTAGTATACGGACATGGAACTCGCGCTTTTGCAAGTGCTTGTTCCAACGCCATACTCGGGGCTTTTGGTCCTCGGTTAGGTACCGTAGGCTAGGGCATGACATTGTCATGTCTTCGCTTGGGATTCCCGGATACAAGTCCAGTAGTCCCTTTACAACGGTTTTCGTATACCGGAATAAGGGAGTTTCCTCTCTTACGCCATCTACGATAGCGTTGTAAGTACAGTACATCTGTCTATCCCAAAAGGAATTCGCGTATGCGATCCAAGAGGAATAGACCTCGGCGGACGGTGATTCTGACCAGACCGTCTTTAATTTGACGGGAGTGACGTCGACACCTTGGAAGGCGTCCCTGCCACATGACTCTCTAAAGAGTCCACTGGTACAACTCTTATCTCGGTTTATTCGTAAACCAAAGGATTCGAGGTATTCGATCGCGTCTGCGGCATAAGCCGTTGGAACGATCACATCATCACCATACACTAACATGTGCTCTCGCACATGCGCGTTAGGAGCTGCGGCTGTTAGGATGGCCCAAATCGTCAACGCCATAATGGGAAAGCATAATGCTGAACCCATTGGGGCGAACTTTTCGAGCTTAAGAATCCTTCCATCCGGTAGCTCCGTGGAGCCACTCCTGCACGCTTCCAGGTAAGCACATATGTGCTCCGGGAAGAGCAGGCGAACTAGATCAAGTGAAACTCTATCTGAGGCCTCTTTAAGGTCCAGGGTCGAGTACCTACCGTCATATGACCCGATTAGGGCAACATTACGATTAGGTTCCTGATCTGTGAAGTGCACGACCTCTCTTGTAAGAGGATGCGACTCCACCAATTCTACAATAGCCTCTCCAAGCCCTTGTTGGACCCATTGATAATCAACAGGTTCGCAAGAGATCAGACGAGGCCCGCGAGAATCTTTCGGTACAAGGACAACCTTCGCCGGAAGACTCTTCTCACCCAACGTCGAAAACGTCGGGTAATTATCACAAACACTGCCCAAAGATGCGGTAAAATACGCATCAAATGGATAGAGTTCCGTGATCTTCGCCGCAACGTTCGTCCAACGATACTTATCCGAAAGCTTTTGCTTAGTAGCAACAGCCCCAGGACCGTGTCGAGGATGAATATTAAGCGGATCAAAGTAGGCAAACACCCTCGATAAGAGGATGCGTGCCTCGCGCACAATGTCAACGCTCGAAGGACGGACCTGGCGATTAAGCCAAGTATGTCTCCGATCCGTTGCCAACGTGTCCCCGTACCTACTCTGCAGATCATGCAGCTTAGGGACAGTGATAGTAGAAAGTTCCGCCTCAGTCTTTTCAAACTCAGACAGAACTTGGAGTTCAGTAACTTCTGCATAGGGTAACCTGTACTTGTAAAACAAGAAACAGATATGCCTTAGCATCTTAACGCTTCTCACACAAGGTTGCTTACGCAAGCATCCGTTAGGCTCGAAGATTCGTATAAAGAGCTCTCCGCAAAACTGCGGCAGCTCAGTGCCTCTAAGCAGTCTAGGCCGGTAAGGTTTTGACACCTTATCACCTTTAAACTGCCATGAAGCACGTGTTACGCGACCTTCGACAAGGCCCTTGTCAAGGGCCTTACCTAACGTAGGCAGGATTTTCGTGAGAAAATCCATATCGTAAGCAAGCAGCAAACGTCGAGCGGCTTTTGCCGTAAGACGCAAGCTGCGTGTGTTGAACACCTCACCAAGTGCGTTTGAGACGTCCTGGAGAAGTGCGGCGAATACAGTAATACTGTGTTCTAGGCTCTTAGAAGGGATCATACGATACCTTTCCTAGAGCTACGCACACGCCAGGCTTCCGTTCCAAACAAACGATAAACATTCAATCAATCCTTAACTTATGTCAAGAATCAATCAGAGCTTTCTTCCTTCTCTGCCTAACGGACATCCTATCACTAGGAAGTACGTCATGGCCTTGAATTGGAAAGCTCCGCAGGTACGACCACCGGTACTCGACGAGGGACTGGCAGGCATGGATAGCCTTATCTTGGCGAACGTTCTCGTTTCCGTGTCAAAAACGCGGAAGCTACGAATCGAAGCCATAGAGGGCTACTCACGCTACCAACCCTGGTACGATGAGCCGATGATCTACTAGCGAACGAGTATCGACCTTTTAGCCGAGGGAATAATCCCGAAGCGAAAGGTGAACTCACGCAACTGCGATCACAGATACACGGAGGGGATCCAACCCCTCCGTGCATCCATTTTCGCAGCTTTCCTTAAGACAGCTTTACAGCTGCCCGCTGAGGAGCGTGGCCGCACCGTTGCCAGTGCAATCGTAGAGGATCGTCGTAGAGGCGCCTAATGACGCCATAAACGACATCAACTCCGCGAGAACATTGGCAGGCTCGGTGTTTGCGGTCAAGGCACCCACAGGGATGTCTGCAACCGTATACATCGAGATCACAACGGGCGTCTCACTATCCACAGACGAAACGACAGTTTTGTCGATTCGAATGAGGGAGCGACGGCGCAGGTTGAGGCCCTTTCCGGACTCAAGGTGTTTAACCGTGAGACGGTGAGGAGCCGACAGTTGCTCATTGATTTGAGCGAAAACTGTCGATCGGTCCGGTCCCTGGGAGATTCGAGTAAACTCGACTTCAGCCCCAGAGGAGTTCTTGATTTCGTTTGTGTTAAGCGTGTTTGCTAACATAGCTTATTGATTCTCGCCCTATATAGGGCAGGGTTTGTGCCGCCTACGTCGTGATATCACGAGAGCGGCGGCAAGACTGAACTCAGTTGGGTTCAGCCCGCTCAATTCAATTGAGCTAGCCGTCACAAGGTCGAGTCCACGTCGGTAAGACGTTTCGACGACCAGTGGCAGTTGGTTCCTGCTTTTGTACCGAGGAAACTTACACCAAGAGATTCCTTTCTCTATGGCAATTGTACGCCTCCTTGAGATACTCCAGCAGGAGCGGCATATGTTTATCTGCGGTTTCATGTTCTCCAGTTTGAACGAAGACAAAAGCTTGCTTACAGAAGCAAACCAGTCAACGACAAACGACCAGGGAATGGCATTCCAGATAATCGAGGGGTTCAGTTGAACCCCAAGAGCATCGAGAAGGCCAAGTACTTGCGCATGCGCAAGCTGGTATGCAGTATAATTGTAATTATACTGTATTTGAGCATGAAAAACAGAAGGATCATGAGTAGTGGTTCTCACGGCGTTGATCTTTTGGGACCCGTAGGAGTAAAACTCCCATGGACCATCAGACGACGTTTCGCAAGAGTCAGTAAACTCATTCAGTCTAAACATCCAATGTTTATTCTGAAGCCTTCCCGCTCTGGACACCAAGTCGTTTATACGACTCGATGCTCGAGTTAACGCACGATAAGTCGCGCGTATGTCAGATATCAGCGGCAGGATGTTAAACTGCATTTGCAGATAACCTCCAGCAGCCATTTGGAGAACCTTGCGTAGTGTTAGCCCCCGAAGGGGCTTGCTCAGCCCGCGCAGGATAGCTTTAAAGCTACCCGAACGCAGGATATGCAGGGCACGTTCAGCGGGATGCTTAAAATCTTTTAGCTCGTAAATCGAGTTTAGGATTGAAAGCTCCGTCTTGACGCTCGGAAGCATTGACCGCAAGGCCATGCCTTTGAGCACTTCAATGTCAGGAGGCGGCGGCACAAAGCCACCGTCTTCTCGCGGAACAACAAAAGGCGGGAGGCCCTGAATAGGGCGACCCGCATCTCCGTATGGAGCAACTTCGTAACCATCAAAGTACTGATAATAACCAAACCAGGGATCGACTATATGTGCAGTGGCTAAATGAGGGGGATACCCCCAATAGTCAAAGTACAGGTCGAACCCGGCATGGGATGAAGGGTTGACGCCGGCACATTTGTAGTGCTCAAACGCCTTCCATTCATGCTTGTTACCAGTAGAGTTAGGGGTGTATATTTCCCATAGGCGAGTTACCTCTCCTACGTGATAATAGCCATCCGTAAACTCTGTCTCGATCTGGGGATGTGCTTCACAAGTGAAGCGAACATCTTCCTCACGAGGCGGTATGACGACGATATTGCTCTTTGTTTCCATATGCGTGGATTGTTGAGTTTCAACATTTAGGTTTCGCCCGACAGGGGCG